GCAGCGAAAGCTGAAGGCCATACGATAGAGTCGGACGAGCAAGAAGTAGTTTACGGAGATGAGAAAGAAGAAGGTAGTCTGGAACAATCTGATGAGCAGAATTCCGATAATGATACTGAGACTGACGAATCGGACGAGACAGGGTTGGATGGAGAATCCGAAGAAGAGGGTGAAGACGAGTCTGAAGAAGAAGATGAGACAGAACCTGAAGCGGACAAATCTACTGAAGATGAAGTCAAGACTGAAGAGAAAGTACAACCAGCACAAGATGAAGTGTTGACGTTTAAGGCTAATGGACAAGAGTATAAATTTACCACTGCTGAGGTTAAAGAGCAGTTTGGTAAGGTGTTTGGACAGGCTATGGACTATACCAAGAAGATGCAGCAGATTAAACCGTGGAGAAAAACCATCGATGCAATTGAGCAAGCAAAACTTGGGCAGGACGATGTTAACCTTATGATAGATGTGTTGAAGGGTGACAAAGATGCTATTGCTGCTGTGCTAAAGAGAACAGGTGTTAACACTCTCGATTTAGATATGGACAAGGGTGAGTATGTTGCTAAGGATTATGGTCGGAACGATACTGAGTTGAGCATTAAAGATATTGTTGATGAGATCAGTGTTGACCGTGAGTATGCTATTACGCATAATGTGTTAGAGAAGCAGTGGGATGATAAGTCTAGAGAGTCGTTTGTTAAGGACCCTAATCTGATTAGGTTGTTACATGTCGATGTTAAATCTGGAATGTTCGATAAAATTAGCCCTATAGCACAGAAGTTGAAAGTGTACAATGGCGGTAAGCAAAGTGATTTAGAGTACTATATGAGTGCTGCACAACAATATTTTGCTAGTCAAGCGGAACAAGATGCTAGGATGAAAGAACGTGAGGCGGAAGCTGAAGTGAAGGCGTCTAAAGCAGCTGAGATGCTGAAGCTGAATGAAGTTAAAGCAAGACAGGAAAAGCAGGCGGTAACGCAAGAAGCCTCTGCTAAGCGAAAGGCTGCGGCTACTACAAGAAAGGTAGCAGGAACAAAGAAAGCAACGGATTTTCTTGACGATTCGGATGAGAATTTCGATGAGTGGTATCGGAAGTTGCAAGACTCGCAATAGGGTCTATAGATGAATAGGATAAAATAAAATGGCAACAAATGTTTACGGAACAGGTTTAAATAGTACAGCTGGTGCGAATACCATTGTACATTACTACGACAGGGCTGGTATTAAAGCAGCAAATAGAGTTAACGTGTATGGTCAGTGGGCTGACAGAAAATCTATGCCTACTAAAATGGGTAAGACTTTCAAGATTTCAAGATTTGAGCATATGTATGACAGATCTACTGCTGATGGCGATTTTGCGGCAAAAGGTTTTATGACAGCAAGAACTGCTGATGAGGTTTCTGCATCGTTGACAAGTGCAACATTGGCAGAAGGTGCTGGTGCGGTTAACAAGAGAAGTTTGAACAAACTTACTTTCGAAACTACACTTGCTAGATATGGTGAGATGTTAGACTATACTGATGAAGTTGAAATCTTCTCTGAAGACTACATCCAAGTTAAGTATCGCGAAGAGTTAGGCGAATTAGCTAACAGCAGAATGGAAGACTTGATTCAAGTTGACTTGCTTTCTACAGGTACAGTAATGTATTCTGGCGATGCTACAAGCATGGCTACTATCGGTGTTAACGCGGTTGACTACAAGGTTTCTTATGATTTAATTCGTAAGGGTGTTAAGAAATTAACTAGAAATAGAGCTAAAAAGAATACAAGTATCGTTACTGGTTCTACTAAAATTGGTAGTACTCCGATCGCTAAAGCGTTCTACGCTATTATCGGTGCTGATGTTAAAAGTGATCTTGAAGCATTAGTTAGAGGTACTGTTGCTGCTAACGGAACTACTCAGTTTGTGTACTCTCCTGCTCATACTTACGCAAGTGCTACAACACTAGCTGAAGGTGAAGTTGGTGGTATGCATGAAGTTAGATTCGTAGAGTCTGAAGGTGCTTTAGTTTACGAAGGTGCTGGTGCTGCTGTAGGTGCTAACAATGCTGGTTTGGCGAATGATGGTGCAAACGTTAACGTTTACCCAATTCTTTTCCCAACAGAAGGTGCGTTTGCTACAATTGGTCTTAAAGGACATGAGAAAATTAAGTTTAACTCTAAGTCTCCAAGTCAAGTTGAGCTTATCAACCCTTACGGTACATCTGGATTCTTCAGTTACAACTTCTTCTACGCAGGTATCTTGCTACGTGAAGAAGCGGTTCTTAAGATGTTAGTTGCTGCTGGCGAGTAAATAGGTGAGGGGTGAAAGCCCCTCTTTTTTAAAATAAACTAAACAACCTAAAAGGATTTAGAGTGAACGAAGAATTGATGTTAGACATAGATGAATTAAAAGCAGAAGCTACTGACTTAGGATTGAAGTTTAGCCCGAATATCGGAGCTGAAAAACTAAAAACTAAGATTGACGAGCATTACGAGTCTCAAGAGACTTCAGGTAAAGAACTCATTGAGGCTGTGATGGCTAATGAAAAAGCTGAAGAGAAATCTGCTGAGAAGAGTCCTGCTGTTGGTGTTAAGCTTACTGAGGAACAAGCTAGAATTCTAAAGATTAAGGCTGATGCTAATAAGACTAAAGTTGTTACAATTATCGACAACGACCAAAGAGTAAACAATCAGACGTCTACATGTACGGTTAACTGCTCCAATATGTTTTTTGACTTAGGTACTATCATACTGCCGCTGAATATGCCAGTAGAGGTTAGACAGGGTCACTTAAACGTGCTCAAAGAAGTAAAGATTCCACAGCATATTATCAACCCAAGTACTAAGCTAAGTACCTATCGAATGGTGCCTAGATACAATATTGTCTTAGAAGACACTAAGGC